GGCTCATTAATAACTGTCGGACTAACAGTAATAGACCAAGGATTAGAAACAGGACAAGACAAAGTGTTATATGTGGGGTTAGGCTTAGTGGGGCTAGGAGTAGTAGCAGGATATCTTGCTTCTTTCAATATCAAGGAGATTTCTACTAGCGCCGACGACCAAAAATAGAATGATGACTATGGAAGACATACATGACCGAGCGATAGGCTTTATTGGAGGAAATGCAATGACAATGTTTTCAGGGATAGTAACGGGCGCTGAAGCTGGCAAAGTGTTAATACTAGGTCTTCTTGGAGGTCTTGCTGGTATGCTCGCAAAAGATATTTACAAATTCATAAAAGACAAGATCAATGGCTAAAATTGAAACATATGCTACGGCGACCCCTAGCACTACAGACATGTTATTAGGGACTGATGTGGATAGCACTAATGCTACGAAGAACTATGTAATGGGTTCTCTTACTGTAGCTGGCGCCGCTCCAGCTTCTGCTGCTGCGGCAGGCACTCCTGGTCAGATAGCCGCTGATGCTTCTTACTTCTATGTGTGCGTAGCTGCTAATACCTGGAAGAGGGTTGCTATTGCTACGTGGTAGAACAAACTTTATTATTAATCTAATTAAATCAAATCAAATGACTAAAGAAGTTAAAATTGAAAAAAGCAAAATCTCTGAAGAAGAGTTAAGCAAAATCCAAGAACTTAACAAGAAACTCTACGAACAGCTAGTTCTTATTGGGCAGTTAGAGGTTGATCGTGTTGAGCGAGCCAATCATAAAGAAACTGCTATTCAGGGTCACATGGATACCTTGAAGGAGATGAATGAGTTTAAAGTAGAGCTAGGCCAAAAATATGAGTCTACTAAGGTAGATATGGCAAGTGGCGTTTTGAGTTAATGTTAGTAAGAAAAATCTCTATAGGGGCGGATTACAAATCCAACTCCATGCATTATATTCTCAATCAAACCGTTTTAGGTGGCACAGCCACAATTCACTTGATACAAGTTTCTGATGATGGGTCGGTAAAGATATGGGTTCAGCATGAAGACTCTACCATAAAACTATGGAAGGAGTTCAATGCTAACATGCCATGCTCTATAGAGTACAACATCGACAAATACTAATATGCAGTCGCCTACTCAATTTCTTATAACTCCCGTTGGGGGTAGGAGGTATGATAATATAAAGAAGATAGGAGGGGTAGATTTTATTACTTCATCTTCTCAGGAAGATCATACTGTCGCTAATCGCTATGGGGAAGTTATTGCTACTCCTATTGGTTATGAGGGAGACATTGAGCCTGGTGATATTCTTTTGGTTCACCACAATGTATTTAAATTATATTATGATATGAAGGGGCGCGAGAAGTCAGGTCCTTCTCATTTTGTTAATAATATATTTATGGTAGAGCCTGATCAGTTTTTCTTATATAAGAGGGGTGGTAAGTGGCATACTCATTCTAGGTATTGTTTTGTTCGTCCTCTAGATAATGAAAATTGTAGTATATTTAATATGAATATTGAGGATAATACTAAGGCCCACTTAATAGGGCAAATGGTATATTCAAATAAAGAGTTGGATGCCTTGGGTATTCGGGAGGGAGACATTGTAAGTTTTCAGCCTCACTCTGAGTATGAGTTTAAAGTTGATGGAGAAGTATTGTATCGGATGTTCACAAGCAATATATGTATAAAAATCTAAATGTAGCCATATTAAAGTCTAAGATTATTGAAGCTGGCGAAGAGGCAGTTAAGCAGCTAATAAATGTTGCTAAAGAGAAAATCATTAAGCCTGATCCCGAAGATGAGTTGGCGGCAGATAGGCTTAAAAATGCGGCGGCTACTAAGAAGTTGGCTATATTTGATGCATTTGAGATTTTAAAAAGGATAGAAGAGGAGAAGTCTATTTTAGAGGGCACAGAGGTTTTTAATAAAAGTAATGTCTCTCAGGGGTTTGCAGAAAAAAATTCTAAGTAGATGGATTATGGTCTTTATAAGGTTCTTGATAATTTTATTCCTAAATCGGTTATAGTCACTAAAAACAAAGCTAAGTCGTGGCAATACGGTTATAATCCTGATTACGATATTGTTGTTATTTCCAAAACGGGTGTTTTGGGGGAGGTGTATGAGGTCAATGGCTTAAAGATTGGTCTGCCTAAAGCTCCTCTTAAACTACAGAAAGAAAAAAATCGTTGGATTCCTATTGAGTATCCTAAAGAGCTAAAGAGAATAAACACCATTTTTGATTGGCATAAGCGCGATAACATATTCAAAAACAAGTGGGTTGGATTTGTTGAGCAGGAGTACAATCGTCGCGAGCGGGGTCATTGGTTTTACAACAATAATATTCCTACATATATTACGGGTACTCACTACATGTATATTCAGTGGACTAAAATTGATGTAGGGAAGCCAGAGTTTAGGGAGTCTAATAGGATATTCTTTTTATTTTGGGAAGCCTGCGTTGCAGATTCTCGTTGTTTTGGGATGTGTTATTTAAAGAATAGGAGGTCGGGATTTTCTTTTATGAGTTCTGCCGAAGCTGTAAACACCGCTACTATTACTCGTGATGCTAGGATAGGAATACTTTCAAAGACGGGTGCTGATGCTAAGAAGATGTTTACTGATAAGGTGGTGCCGATATCTAATAATTACCCTTTCTTTTTTAAGCCCATACAAGATGGTATGGACAGGCCTAAGACGGAGTTAGCCTATCGGGTTCCTGCTAGTAAGATTACTAAGAAAAATATGTATGAGACTGAAGACATACAGTTGGATGGTCTTGATACGGTTGTGGATTGGAAGAACACTGCTGACAACAGCTATGATGGAGAAAAGCTTTTAAGGCTTATTCACGACGAGTCTGGTAAATGGGAAAAACCAGAAAACATATTAAACAACTGGAGGGTCACTAAAACATGCCTCCGACTAGGTAGTAGAATAGTAGGTAAGTGTCTTATGGGTTCTACTTCTAATGCTTTAGATAAAGGGGGTGGAAACTTTAAAAAACTATATGAGGGCTCAAGTCCTTTGGATAGGAATGCTAATGGTCAGACTAAGTCGGGGTTGTATAGTTTATTTATCCCTATGGAGTGGAACTTTGAGGGTTACATGGATATTTATGGATGGCCTATTTTAGAAGACCCACCTAAGCCTATGGAGGGTCTTGATGGCGGTTTTGTTTCTCAGTCGGTAATTTCTTACTGGAATAATGAAGTGTCGTCGTTAAAATCTGACCCTGATGCTTTAAATGAGTTCTATCGTCAGTTCCCTCGGTCGGAGTCTCATGCTTTTAGGGATGAGAGCAAATCGTCAATTTTCAATCTTACTAAAATATACCAGCAAATAGACTATAATGATTCTGTCGTTGGTGGCAGAATGGTCACTACGGGTAGTTTTCATTGGCTTAATGGGGAGAAAGATACGTCTGTGGTTTGGACTCCTGATCCTAGGGGTAAGTTTTTAGTGTCATGGATTCCTAGTGTGGGATTGCAAAACAATACAATAACTAAAAATGGGAAGAAATACCCTGGTAATGAGCACTTAGGAAGTTTTGGTTGTGACCCCTATGATATTTCAGGAACGGTATCTGGGAGGGGGTCTAATGGTTCGTTGCACGGAATGACTAAATTTAATATGGACGACGCCCCTAGTAATGAGTTTTTTCTAGAATACATAGCGCGACCCCAGACGGCAGAGATATTTTTTGAAGACGTACTGATGGCGTGTGTATTTTATGGGATGCCTATACTTGCTGAGAACAACAAACCACGACTGTTATATCATTTAAAAAACAGGGGGTATAGACCATTTTCTATCAATCGACCTGACAAAACATTCAATAGGCTTTCTAGGAGTGAAAGAGAGCTAGGTGGTATTCCTAATAGCTCTGAAGACATCAAGCAGGCGCATGCTTCGGCTATAGAGTCGTATATTGAAAAGCATGTAGGTTTAGATATGGAGGGCACATATCGTGAGCCTTCTGAGATGGGGAATATGCCGTTTACGAGAACGCTTACTGATTGGGCAAAATTTGATATAAACAACCGAACAAAACACGATGCTGCTATTAGCTCAGGGCTTGCTGTTATGGCTAATCAAAAGCATATCTATACACCTATTAAAAAAGAGTCAAAAATAAACCTTAACTTTGCAAGGTATAGCAATAGTGGCTCTCAGAGCCAAATAATAAATAATAGCGACTATGACAGGAATTGATTTAGTTATTGCCCCCATCAGTTTCCCTTCTCAAACAGCAAGTGATGCGGAAAAAGCAAGCGATGAATACGGATTAAGAATTGGACAATCTATACAATATGAGTGGTTTCGTAGAGACGGAGCTTCGTGTAGATATTACAACCAGTGGGTTGAGTTCCATAAACTAAGGCTTTATGCTCGTGGCGAGCAACCTATAGGTAAATATAAATCTGAATTAGCTGTAGATGGGGATATGTCATACTTAAATTTAGATTGGACTCCTGTTCCTATTATTCCTAAGTTTGTAGATATTGTTGTTAATGGCATGCATGATAGGATGTTTAAAGTCCAGGCTTATGCTATTGATCCATTGTCAGCAGAGAAAAGAGCGGCTTTTCAAAAGAACGTAGAGACCGATATGATTGCCAAAGACTTTTTGTTGCAGACAAAGGAAGAGTTTGGTATCGACGGGTTTAATGTATCTCCTGATGAGCTTCCCGAAAACGATGAAGAGCTGTCGCTTTATATGCAATTAAAATATAAGCCTGCTATTGAAATAGCTGAGGAGGAGGCCATACAGACTATTTTGGATGAAAACTTTTATGACGAGACTCGTAAGCGAATTGACTACGACATTACTGTTGTGGGTATGGGGGTATGTAAGCATGAGTTTCTTCCTGGCGAAGGAGTGAAGGTAGAATATGTAGACCCTGCTAACGTGGTATATAGTTATACTGAAGACCCTTATTTTAGAGATTGTTTCTATTGGGGAGAAGTTAAGCAGGTTCCTGTTACTGAGCTTTATAAAATTAAACCTAACATTACAAAAGAAGAAGTAAACACCATTCAGCAGTATGCTACTGCGTGGTATGACTACTATGGCATCACTAGGCAATATCGCGATGACTTGTTTAATAAAGATGTGGTTACTCTTTTGTACTATAATTATAAGACCACTAAGAAATTTGTTTATAAGAAAAAAACTACTGCTAGTGGAGGGGACAAGGTCATTAGGAAAGACGACACTTTTAATCCTCCTGCTGATGAAGAAAGATTTAGCAAAATAGAAAAAACCATTGATGTATGGTATGAAGGCATTTTAGTTATGGGCAGTAATTATTTGTTGAAATGGGAGTTAGCTAAGAATATGGTTCGACCTAAGTCTGCTTCACAATATGCTGTGCCTAATTATATTGCAGTTGCCCCTAGAATGTATAAAGGGATTATTGAGTCTTTAACTCGCAGGATGATAACCTTTGCTGACTTAATACAGATGACACATCTTAAACTCCAGCAGGTATTAAATAGAATTGTCCCTGATGGTGTGTATATAGATGCCGATGGGCTCAATGAAGTTAACTTGGGCGGAGGCAATACCTATAACCCTAATGAAGCATTAAAAATGTATTTCCAAACGGGTAGTGTTATTGGGCGAAGCTATACTCAGGAGGGCGAATACAATCACGGTAGGGTGCCAATCCAAGAGTTAAACTCTAATAGCGGTCAGTCTAAAATTTCGGCGCTTGTCTCTACATACAACCACTACTTAGATATGCTTAGAAGCGTTACTGGTTTAAATGAGGCTCGTGATGCATCTACTCCTGACCCTAAGTCTTTAGTGGGCGTTCAAAAGCTTGCTGCTTTAAACTCCAATACTGCCACTAGGCACATCTTGGAGGGCAGCCTTAATATCACTAAGCGACTTTCGGAGGCATTAACATGTCGTGTTGCTGACATTTTAGAGTATGCTGATTTCAGAGAAAGGTTTGTAGGTCAGGTGGGTAAATATAATTCTAGTTTGCTAGAAGAGATTAAAGACCTTTATATTTATGACTTTGCTATTTTCATTAAAGTTTCTCCTGACGAAGAAGAGAAGGCTAAGTTAGAAGAAAACATACAGATGGCATTACAGCGAGATTCTATTACCCTAGAAGACGCTATTGATATTCGTCAAGTAGGCAATCTAAAATTGGCTAATGAACTATTAAAGGTCAAGAGAAAGCAAAAGCAGAATGCCGACCAGCAGCGTGAAGACCAGGTTCAGAAACAGCAGGGCGAACAGCAAATGCAGATTCAGCAAGCTGCCGCTCAGGCGGAGATGCAAAAAGTACAAACTGAAATACAGGCGAAGATGCAATTAGCTCAAGCCGAGGCTCAGGGCAAAATTGCTCAGTTAACGGCAGAGGCAGAGTTAAAAGAAAAACTCATGGAGAAAGAGTTTAATTTCAATATGCAGTTAAAGGGCGCCGAGAATCAAAACATCGAGCAGCGCGAGGCTTTGCGTGAGAAAGCCAAGGATAGAAGGGTTAGCCAGCAGAACACTCAAAACTCTAGGCTCATACAGCAAAGAAAACAAAATCTAGCTCCTATCAATTTCGAGTCCAATGAAGACACCTTAGATGGCTTTTCGCTCTCTCAGTTCGACCCTCAATAAAAATTAAAAAAGTTTTACTAACTTTGTAGTAAATCAAATTTAATCGTATGGCTGAGTTTAAAGTAAGAGAAGTGCCATCTGAAGACGTTAAGTCTAAACAAGAGATAGAGGCCTCTCTTTTAAAAGAGCATGAGGAGCAGCAAGAAGAAAGCGTTGAGGCGGCTACCCCAGTTTCTAATGAAACTTCAGAGACTCCCGCAGAGGAGGCAAAAGAAGAAGTAGTTAGTGAAGTTGAAAAAAAAGAAATAGAGGACGCAGACGTTCTTTCATATATTAAGAATAGATATAACAAAGACATCGCATCTGTGGATGACCTTTTTGTTACTAAAGAAACTAATGAAGAGCTACCGGAAGATGTAGCTACTTTTCTAAAGTATAAAAAGGAGACGGGCAGAGGAATTGATGATTTCGTTCGGTTGAACAGAAATTTTGATGGCGATGACGAAGATAGGGTCTTGGAGGAATATCTTAGAGAGACTCAACCACATTTAGATTCGGAAGACATTGAATTTGAGCTGGACAGCAAATATTCATATGACGAAGAGTATGACGATGAGGGGGAGATAAGGAAAAGAAAAATCGCCAAGAAACAAGCGCTTGCTGAGGCAAAGAAATATTTTAATTCTTTAAAAGACAAGTATAAAGCGCCACTTGAGTCAAGTGGAAGTGGGTTGTCGGCAGAAGAAAGGGAAAACTATAAAGCTTACCAGGAGCAACTAGCAAACTCTAAGACGGTATTAGAGCAGCAAGAAAAGAAGAGGGATTACTTTTTCAAAAAAACAAATGAACTATTTGACAACAACTTTGAAGGTTTCAAGTTTAATGTAGCAGATAAGGAATTGGTTTTTAAGCCCGGCGATGCCGACCAGCTAAAAAAGGATCAATCGAGTGTAGACAATTTTATCAATAGAAATTTAGATGAGAATGGTTTACTAAAGGATGCTGAGAAATACCATAAGTCATTAGCGGTTGCGATGAATCCCGAAGCTTTTGCAAGCTTTTTTTATGAGCAAGGAAAGGCGGACGCTGTGGGTGACATTTCAAAGGAGAGCAAAAACATTGATATGCGGAGAGCTCCTGAGACTGTTAATCGCGGTGGATTCAAGGTCTCTAGTTTAAATCCAAGTACTGGAAATAGGCTAGTGATTAGAAGTAATAAAAAGTAATTAACAAAAATTAAAATTTAAAATTATGGCTGGATCAGTTCAAACGACACCCGGATATGACTTACAACCGAGTGGAGAAAAAGCGACATTGGTCAGTAACTATATAACGAATTTCGATTTCTTAAATCAGTATTTACCTGATACATATGAAAAAGAGTTCGAGAGATATGGAAACAGATCAATCGCTTCATTTTTAAGAATGGTAGGTGCGGAGTTGCCTACTAACTCTGATTTAATTAAATGGGCAGAGCAAGGAAGACTGCACATCAAATATGCTCAATGTACTGCAGGTGCTGCTGTAGGTGGAGGTGCTGCTTTAAGGCAAACTTTCACTGTAGGCGATACAGGAGCTACTACTTGTGCATACAGAGTAAACCAAACAGTTTTCTTGTCTGATAATACCGATAGCACTAAGTTTGCTAAAGCGGTTATTACGGGAGTTACTGGTTTAACTTTCACTGTTGCATATTATACTGTTGCTGGCGGTGCTACATTTGCTGCTGCTGACGTTGCTACTGCATACGTTTATGGATCAGAATTTGCTAAAGGGCAAAACGGAATGCAAGGTTCTGTAGAGTCTGAAGATGTGTTCTTCGAAAACAAACCAATCATCATCAAGGATCGTTACGAGGTAGCTGGTTCTGATATGGCACAGATTGGTTGGGTCGAAGTTACTTCAGAAAATGGCGCTACAGGATATTTGTGGTACATTAAGTCTGAGCATGACACTAGATTAAGATTCGACGACCAGTTAGAAATGGCTATGGTTGAGGGTGTTAGTGCGCAAGCTTTATCTGGAGCTCAGGACTTTATTACTACTACTCCAATAGGTACTGCTGGAAGCACTGGTACTGAAGGCCTATTTGAGGCTATCAGTGGATATGCTTCTAACGCTGCTGGAAGAGGAAATGTGTGGTCTGGAGGTAATCCTTCTACATTAGCTGATTTCGACGCTATCATCCAACGTCTTGACAAGCAAGGTGCAATCCAAGAGAATGTTATCTTCTTAAACAGACAGTTTGGTTTTGATATCGACGATATGTTAGCTGCACAGAACTCTTATGGAGCTGGTGGAACATCTTACGGATTGTTTGACAATGACGAAGAGATGGCTCTTAACCTTGGGTTCTCAGGATTCAAGAGAGGCTATGAGTTCTACAAAACTGATTGGAAATACTTGAACGATGCTGCTCTTAGAGGAGGATTGACTGCAGGTGTTGTCAATGGAGTTTTAGTTCCTGCTGGAACTACTAGCGTGTATGATCAAATCTTAGGCAAGAATGCTAAGAGACCATTCCTTCACGTTAGATACAGAGCGTCAGAGACTGAAGACAGAAGATATAAGACTTGGATTACTGGTTCTGCCGGTGGTGCAAGAACTAGCGATCTTGATGCAATGGAGGTTCATTTCTTATCAGAAAGAGCCCTTTGTGTTATGGGAGCGAACAACTTCTTCATGTTCGAAGACTAAAACAACTTTAAAGAGGGGGAGGCAACTCCCCCTTTTTTTTATAATCTAATTAAATTGAATCAAATGAAAAAAGAACTAAAAGATAGGGTGTATATATTAAAAGGAAACAGCGCCCCATTATCATTTATGTTGGCATCACGCCACACTAGAAAATATCCATTACTACATTTCGACACCGACACTAATGTTAATAGAGAACTTAGGTATGCTAGAAACCAAAAGTCTCCATTTGTTGATGAGCAAGACGATAATGCTATTGTTGAGCCTATAGTGTTTGAAGATGGAATCTTAAATGTAAGGAAAGAAAATACCATATTACAATGGTTTTTAGATTTACATCCTGGCAATGGGAGTAAGTTTATGGAGAAAGATTTAACTGTTGAGGCGACTTCTGAGCTAAAAGAATTGAATTTAGAAGTTGATGCATTAATCGCAGCTAAAGACTTAGACATTGACACTATGGAGATGATTGCTAGGGTAGGACTAGGGCAAGACACTGATCTTCTGTCATCGGCAGAATTAAAAAGAGATGTGCTTTTATACGCTAGAAATTATCCAGAGGATTTTTTGGAGCTACTTTCTAATTCTTCATTAAAACTGCAAGACTTTTCTAAGAAAGTTGTAAAGGTTGGTCTTGTATCTTTAAGAAATAAAAACCGAGAGATTTTCTACAACTTAAAAAACAACAAAAAGAAATTGGTTAACGTCCCTTTTGGCGAAGAGCCAGTATCTGTTTTGTGTGACTTTTTTCAAAGCGACGATGGCTTAGAGGCCTATGAGTTGTTAAAGAAAAAAATTGAGGATTAATTGCTATCTTTGTAGGGTTATGTTTTTTTTAACTTATTAAATTTTTTCAAGAATGCAAAAATATTTAAGCATCCCAGTAAAGAACGAGCAAAATCAGCTTGTCCTTATCAATGACATTGCAATTGTTGAGCAAGCTTCAACAAGCAAAGTTGAAATCCATTATACGTCAGGCAAGAAAGTAGAAGTGGAGCATGATACAATGGCGGCTAACAACGAAGATGTTAGAGACGCAATTGAAGATTCTATATTAGACGCTTTACAGTTGTCTTGGCAAAAACCATCTGTACAGGTCAGTTTGGCTGGTCTTACTGATGCAGGCGGTGGAGCAGTAGAGATTACAAGCTTGTCATTTGCTTAGTCTATAAGGATTTACAATCAACAAAGAAGGGCACCCAAAAAGTGCTCTTTTTTTTTACTATCTTTGTAATAAATCCCATAATATGATCAATGAAATTCGAAATACTGTTATGGCCATCTTGAACAAAGATAACAATGGTTATATCACACCAACCGAATTTAACCTATTTGCCAGGCAGGCTCAGTTAGAGTTATTCGAAGAATATTTTTACAACTACAACAGTTGGCTTATAAAGCAACATCAAGGCAATGGTCGTGAAACACGATTAGCCAACAGTGGGTATGCAGACATACCTCAGTCATATGAGCAAGTAATAGATAGTTTTAGCACTACAGGGTCTTGTTTTTATGCCTCCCACCAACTAGAGTCTAGTGGTACTTGGAATGGAACTTCTTTTGTTTATGGAGAGTTAGTTACTCAGGCAGTGTCTGGAGCGACGGGAATTGTGACGGCTTTTAATGTATATTCTACTGTTAAGGTTTTAAGGTTGACTACCGTTACGGGAGCCTTTGATACTACTAATACCATTACTGCTCCTAGTGGAGCAAGTTTAGCAGGTGCGTTTACCATCGATACAAACGCCGATAATTTTAAACTCCCCGATGACTGGTATTACATTAACTTTATTCGATATGGCGGAACTACTGAGGTAGAAAAAATCCATAACAATCAAATATTATTAGCAGCGGCTTCTGTGGCTACAGCGGCTTCTACTACTTATCCTACATATTATCAGCAAGACGAATATCTTACGGTGTCTCCTGAAAGCATTGTCTCTCAGATAACGGCTCATTATGTAAGGTATCCAAAGACTCCTAATTGGACATATACAGCCTTGGCTGCCAATGATGGAGACCCTATATTTAATAGCGGAGCGGCTGATTATCAAGATTTTGAGTTGCCTATTTCTGATAGTACAACTTTAACGTTTAAGATATTGCAATATGCAGGGCTTAATATTAGGGAGGAAGAGGTTGTTAGTTTTGGGCAACTAGAAGAGACTACAGAAGATAAAATGGAAAGCTAATGGCATACATAACAGACAATAAATACTACAACAACGATGGTACTGTTCCTACCAATGCTAATTGGGGGTCGTATCAATATGTCCCTTTTACGGAGATAGTTAACAACTTTCTTTATATGTATATTGGAGACGACAAGCTTATTAATAATGTCAAAAGGTCTACAGTAATCTTTCATGCTAAGAGGGCTATTCAAGAGCTTAACTATGACGCTTTCAATTCTATTTGCGTCCTTGAGGAGTTGCTTACTGATAACTTACAAATGATATTGCCTTCAGACTACGTTAATTACGTAAGGATTTCTTTAGAGAAAGATGGTATATTATTCCCTTTATGGGAGAACCCTTATATAAATTATGCCGCCGAATATCTTAGAGATAACACTAATGCATTATTATACGATGCCAATGGCGAGGTGCTAGAAGCTGCTAATTCTCACTTAGACCGTGAGCGTTTGGCGGGAAGGCCTAGCCGAAGAGCTGGCGGTATTGGCAACAGGTACGGCAATTGGGGATGGGATGTTGATGGAGTTTGGTATTATGGCTATGGTATTGGGGATGGATATTTTGGATTAGATACTAGCCAAGCAAACATCAACGACACATTTAGGATAGATAAAAAAAGCGGTGTTATAAACTTCAGTTCTGGTGTTAGCGGTCACCATGTGGTATTGGAATATGTTTCTGATGGCATGGAAGGCGGTGATGTCAGCAAGATTAAAGTTCAAAAAGAAGCCGAAGATGCCATATATGCTTTTATTAAACACGCTATTCTTGACAACAAAATAGGGATTCAGGAATATGTGGTTCGTCGAGCCATGAAAGAAAAAACGGCGAAAGTAAGAAATGCAAAAATAAGATTAAGCAATCAGCACTCAGGGCGTTTATTGATGGTTTTACGTGGAAGAGCCAAATGGATAAAATAGTATGGCAAAATTAAGCAGAAGTTTTGTAAAGGGCATAATGAACAAGGACGACGACGAAAGGTTGTTGGACGATGGTGAATACAGAGATGCTCAAAATGTAAGTATAGGTACTTCTCAAAGTTCTGATGTCGGAGCGGTAGAGAATACTAAGGGTAATAAAAATGTTAGCAATCTAACATTGCCTGCGGGAGCCACATGTGTTGGCGCCATTACTTACCCTGAAGAGTTTAAGGTGTATTGGTTTATAGCCTCTAATAGCTCATGTTACATCTACGAATATGATGAATTGAATGACGCTACAGCTAAGGTTTTAGAAGACGATAGGGTTGCCGCTTCTCAGGTATTGAACTTGCAAACCAATAGACTTATTACAGGCATTAACTATTACGATGGATATTTGTATTGGACGGATGATTTCAATCCACCTAGATGCATTCATGTTGGCAGAGCTAAAACAAAAACACAAGCATCTGGAGCCTCATGGTTTGGAGAAGACGATCTTAATGTTATTGTTAAGCCTCCTTTGTATGCTCCTACCCTTACTTTAAAAAACAACACCACTCAAGATGATAATTTATCAGAACGATTTTTACAGTTTGCCTATAGATACAAATATGAAGACAATAATTATAGTGCTCTGTCACCTTTTTCTGCTATTGCTTTTTTTCCTAGCGGTTATTCTTTTGACTATGTTGAGCATATCAATGCGGCTATGGTTAATAGTTTCAACCAAGTTCAAGTTATGTTTAACACAGGTAGTTCTTTGGTTAAAGAAATACAAATTGTATTTAGGGACACTTCGCGGGCCGTTATTTCTATAATTGAAAACATAAACAAAGAAGAGTTTGGGTATGGGGACAATACTAATAAAAGCATGTTTTTTGACAACAGTAAATCGTATACTGTTCTCCCCGACGCTCAAGTCACTCGCCTTTTTGATAACGTTCCATTAAAAGCTAAGGCTCAAGAAATTATAGGGGAAAGGCTAATATACGGAAACTATTTAGAATTTAGAGACCTCACACGCCAAGGCGAAAACATTAACCTAACATACACTTTAGATTTATTTCCTACAGG